GTCTGAGTCAATCGTACATTGCGAGGATTTTTATTACTCCCACTATTCCTCGATGCGGGAGCGACAACATTTGCAGGTTGTCTTTTCTCTTCTATCGGTAACTCTGGTGTTGTTTCAACACTCGCTTGAGTTACTCCAAAAAAATTAGGGTACTGACTTCTCATCCCTGCATCTATCTCTGCATAATACTTTTGAGATTGTGTTGCAGGGTCTACTCCACTTGCCTGTAACTTTTGATCTAGAAACATAGCAAATGATGTCATCTCTTTATGCGCGGGGTCTGGGCTCATAAACCAAGGATTCTTTTGTGCCCACGCTTGCATATCTGGGTCTGGTGTAGGTTGCTGAACTTGTTGCTCAGGCATGTTGGCTACGATTTGCTGTTGCATTGCCGTAGCATAGTTAGGCGCTTGTTGCTCTGCTAAAGTTGCTTTAGTCAACTCTGCTTGCGCTTGAGCCATTGCCTCAGCATCTCCCTCATCATAGGCTCTTTTATATTTAGCTTGTGCTGATAGTTTTGCAAACTGAGCATTGTTCTTTGCTTGCTCATTAACAACCTTACCGCCTTCAGCCACAATTTGTTGTAGCCTTTGATTATCATGCATTAGAGTTTTAAGTTGTTTGATTGCTTCTTCTTTTTCTTTTAGTGCAGACTCTTTCGCCCTACGCTCTTCATGATATTCATATTTAATTTGATTAATTCTTTTACCTGCTCTCTCGCTATAATCTGATATCTCTTTATCTAGCGTTTCATCATCTACAGGTTTTTCAGTCGTTTGCTTTGGCTCTGGTATAACTGCATCTTCGTCAACGACTTCTACTTTTAAATCGCTGTCATCTGTCTTTTGTATTTCCGTCTTAACTCCAAAGAATTTATCTTCCATAGTTTGCGGCTCTAACTTGCCTTCGCTATTGGGGGTAAATTCTGTTTGAATAGATTCTTCTGCTGATTGATCACTCATGCTCTTACTACTCCTGTTGGGTCCTCAACAACTGCTTCCACAGTGTCGTCATTAATAAGACGAAACTCTTTCCCATACATTTTCATACGAGTGCCAGAATAAGCCCTAAACACAACCCAGTCACCTTCTTTACACCAAGGTCCAGTTGGGAATCTATTTTTATCTGAGTATGCATCGGGTCCTAGCTTTAACACATATCCGCAGATATTGCTGACCTCTTCATCTCTCATGGTAGATGTTGCTTTGAGAATACCGCCTTTAGTAGATTCCTCTACCTCTGGCATAGCAACTAATAGTTTCCAACCTTTCGGGTCGGGCAGTTGACTTTTAACTTCTTTATCGACTTCTGGTTTATCGACAGCTTCTACTTCTATTTTTTGTTCACTCATAATTTGCACAACTTAAGGAGTTGAGTTCCTATTCTCTCGTGTGTTGATCTATCCAATCCAACATTTCACGCTCTGCAAGGGCTAAGCCCTCGATTACACCGCATATCCTTTTATACTCTGCGAAGTCTTTTACACTCCCCGTTGCTAAATGATCTGCGTGTTCGTTCATCAAAGTACGGACTCTGACTTTTAACCACTCAGAAAGTGATTGCTCTTTTATATCGTTTAACATACTAAGTGCTATCTTTAATTATATCCTTAGCGATGTCAAGCCCTGTCTTGAAGTCTTCTACTGCTTGCTTACTGCTAGCTCTATCATTTTCTTGCAAATCGCTAGCAATCTGCGCCTGTAATTTTGTTTCTTCTAGTTGCGCTTCAATAGCTAACTTCTGTCTTTCAAGCTCTAGCCTTTGCGCCTCTAATTGTTGGGAAGCCATTTGCTTCTGACCTGCCAACTGGAATCTTGCTTGGTCTCCCATAGACTTGCGTTGTATATCTAACTCCTTAGCCGCAATCTCTCTTTCTTTCATTTGTATTAATGGGTCTTGTTGTTGCTCTGCAATTCTATTTTGCTCTGCTTCTTGCATTGCTCTTTGCGTTACTCTTTGTGCCGCCTCTGCAACAAGCTCTGATATTCTCTTCTCTACATCAGCGGGTATAGGCTCACCAAGTGGCGGTAATGCTACACCCATTTCTTTCTCTACCTGATCTCTAAACTTCATTGTTAGATGATCATTCACATATGAAGATGCTGACGCTAATATTGCTCCTGCATTAGGAGATTGCCCAAGGATTGCTTGTATCTCTGGATTATCTTGTGCCGCGGCAACCGTACCGATATGTGCATCATGATCTTGGAACTCATAAGCTTTGACGGGTTTATTGTTAATTAAGTTCTGCACCGCACTCACTGGATCAACAGGAGGTATGTCATCTTCAGACGGTATGACGTCATCCACATCTTGTATGCCTAGCACTTCTAGCATTTGTCTATGCAACTCTTTCAAATCATACATCTCTGGTGCAGACTGCGCTAACTGCATAGCCGCTTGATACTGCATGATTCTTTGAGCCATCGTAGCCGCGTTAGGATCAGAGACTGGCAATACATCGATTCGCTTATCAAAATCTGTTGACTTAATTTGTTCTTCTTCGTCTGTCTCGTAAGGATAGCTAGGATTACCGAAGTCATTGATCACAGTAACTAAGATATCAAATTCTTTTTTCATGGATGCGTGTAGTCTTGCTTGCACTGCACTCATCACTTTCATGTTTCTTTCTAGTAAAGCCAATGTAGTTCCGACTGGTGCTTGCGAGTTCATGTCGCTGACTTTCATGTCGGAGATACTAGCGAATCGTCTTCCTTCCTGAACTATATTTTGCAACAGTTGATACAAAGTGGGAGAAGGTTCTTTGTAGGGAAGAAAAGTTATGTTGTCTCGTATAGCACCACCCGGAACGTCAACATCTCTAAACTCACCGGGCATTATAGGAGTATCATCTCCTTTTATCCTAAGTCCTCTAGCCTTTAGTCCACCCGGTAGATTAGATAGCGTTCCTGCGTCCACAAGCTGTCTTAGAAGGCTTGTAGCGGATTTAGCTAACCCACCTATCATGTGGATCAAACCGAAGCCATAGAAGCCTAAACCGGGCAAATATTGATAGTGAACAAAATGCGATCTTCTTTTCTTTTGCTCATCATCTTCGTAATAGTTTCTTCTTATCGAAAGAATAGTGCCAGTAGGATATTCCAGTGTTACCACATAAGGTAACTGTATCCCTGTAGGTTCCCCATCTTTCATGTCTTCAAAGCCGGGAAGGTCAAGATTAACTTGCATCTCTAGCAGAACATGCCTTTGATCGTAGGCATCCATTGCGTGTTCGCCTGTTAATTCATTGTACTTCTCAGTAATATCAGAATAGTTACTTGGTGAATCTGGTATCTCTATATCTCTATAGAATCCGCTAACCTGCATCTTCCTAATATCATTCGATGACTTTCTCATTACATGCGTTGCTCTCTCGCAAGTCTCTAGATCACTTGCACCATAATTAACAACAACATCTTCTGAGGGAATAAATATTCCACTAGGTCGATCTAAGTTGGGATCGTAATATACTTTTCTAAAGGCAGAACCTGCTAACGGTAGAGAAAACAAAAGCTTTTCTGTTTCAGTGCGATACTCTGACATCTCATGAGTAAGAAGATAATTCATATAGTCTTCTACTCTTTGCGCCTGCTTTGTCTTATCTTCTGTCATCTTTCCAACTATCTTGGTCTTTACTGGACCACTAGCCGGAAATATCTCTGCTATCGCTTGTGATTGGAATCTAATAACTGCTTCACTCAGCATAGGATGGAACACACCACAAGCCCCATTCCAAGGCTGTGTGCGTTCCTCTATCTTCAATCCTAGCTGATCTAGACCTTTGGTATAGGTATCCTCCCAATCTTTGCGAGAGTCCTTGTCCATCGTATAAGCATTAACTAACTCAGAGCCTATACGCTCTAATTCGTTTTCGTCAATAAATTCTACTAGATTACTATTAAAACCTGCATCAGGAGAATCTGATTTGGGATCAAAATCAATAATCATACCTCCATCTTCAGTTTCAATAGCAACTGAATCAGGATTCTCAATCATGATATTTAATTGTTCTTCTTGAGGTTCTTGTTCTATTACTCCCTCTACTGGCGTAGCAGGGGTTCTTTCAATAGCCAATTAACTCTCCTAATAATAATTTGCGATTCGAGTGTTATCTATCTCTTCGTCTTCTTCATCAGAATACAATGGTACAAATCCACCCTGCCTAAACCTTAACAGTGCTTGCGTACTGCTATCCACTAAGTCGTCATGCTCTGCATTAGGGAAAGACGCAAACTCTTCTATCACTTCTTCCGCCCATCGCGTTGCCGGAGCCCAAACAATGCCAGAAGAAAATAAATCGGCTACTGCATTCACCCTAGCTATCTTGTCGTTACCTCGACTAGGCGTATATTCTTGTACAGGTATTCCCATTTGTCTTAATTCAAAGATTAAAGGCATACCTGCCGCTTTTGCTTCCACGATAAATGCGTCTGGCTTGTAGGATTGATAGCATTCCATCGCTCTCTGCTTTAATTCTGGGAACTCAAGCCTAGCTTTGTGTGCATCAAGTAGGATTATCTGTGGAACTACCTTGCCACTGTGCTCATCTTCCCGATAAAACACGCCCCATGTGGTACAAGCAGAGTAATCTGCTCTTTGAGACTTAAGAAACGCGGTATCCCACGACTGAATCACAAATTCACAGTCAGGTGGCTCCCGATATTCCCATTCATTCCACCATTCACGCTTAACTATCGCCCCTTCTTCCGCAGTTGGGTCCTGTTGGTACTGAGCCATCCACTTTGACGCGGGTAATTCTGCGCGGAGCGCCTCTAATTCCTCTAATTTCCAGAACTGCGCCCATAATGGGGAGCCAGATGGCATAATTGCAGGCAGTTCTATGACTTCCCACTCATCTGCACCGCCTCTTTTCACACTTGCGTCTATTAATTGACCCGTCAAGTCTCTTTGATGCCATCGAGTCATAACTACAACGATAGAACCGCCCGGTTGTAGACGCTGTCGCGGTCCAGAGGTGTACCATTCGTAGGTTTTGTTAAAAACATTAACGTCAGAACTCGCGCCTTCCTGTTCTGAGTGCGGATCATCGATGATTAATAGGTCTGCACCCTTACCAGTAACCGCACCACCTACACCAATTGCAAAATATTCACCGCCTTTGTTTGTATTCCAACGACCTGCGGCTTTACTATCCGCTTGTAAGCTAACATCTGTGAATATTTCTTTGTAATCTTTGCTATTTACTAGGTTTCTAACCTTCCT